TTAACTGAGATTGATGCTATGTATACCTGGCTAACATCGTCATTAGCTGTCTGAGACTTGATACTTTGGTAAATGTACTTGGTTTTATTAAGTTCTCCTGTAATTCGTGCCTTACCATCAACTATAGTCACTCCAGTTCCTCGCCATTGGTTCAAGTTTTGATTAAAAGAGCTATTGAGCAGAAGGTTGTCTTCTATCCTCAAACTCTCAAACCGCTCCGTCACGCCATCTATGCCACTCTGCAAGTCAGCAGTCTTTCGATTGATACTCTCAATCTGTCCTGTCTGAGTATTGACGGTCTGTGTTAGAGCTTCGTATTGGGTCCTCGTTTGGCTCAGAGTGTCTTCTACTGTCTTGGTCCTAGCTGTAACACTAGTGATGTCCCCTGTCGCTTTATTAACCGTTTTAGAGAGTTCTGCGACTGTTGACCTCGTACCATCTGCCAAGGTTTCAACGGTCGTCACACGATTGGTCAAAGCTGTCTGTGCTCGTGCTTGCTCCAAAATCTTGCTAGCTTGCAAGTTGAGGTCGTTTCGCAAAGCTGTAGCACTCGCTTGGCTATCTCTGGCCTTTTGGTCAGCACTAGCGATAGCCGTCTGCAGTTCGGACTTGGCAGTGTTTAAGGCTTGACTGACTGTCGCTACCTGCGCTCTCGCATCTGCGATAGCCTCGGTCTTTACCTGGTTAGCTCTAGCCAATGCACTAGCAGCATCCGACTTTGCCTGGTTGGCAAGTGATTCGACAGATTGAGTCTTGGACAAGATGTCTGCGACCTGTCTGTCGTGTTCCTCGGATTGTGCTTGCATGGATTGGTTGACTTGGGCGATTTCAGTATCAATTTCCTGTTTAATAGCGTCAGCATACCGCTCAGCCTCTGCCTTGGACTGCTCGATGCCATCGTTGATTTCGGATTTGGCTTTGTTAATTTTTTCATCGAATTCCTTATCCTTATATTCCAGTTGCTGTTGAACCTCTGCTTCGATCTCAGTAGACATTTGCTCGATGCGCTTGCCTAAAAATCCCTTATAAGAATACTGAGTATCATTACCAGCTTTGCTGTCTGCACTAATTTTGGATTTTAGACCGCCCTTGAAATTAAAAGATTGACTCAGTACAGGGACTTTAAAAGTCTCGTTTTTGTTTGTTTTTAACGTAATCCATTGCCCGACATCCAGTTTTAGGTGTCCTTGCCAATCAAGAGAAAATGGATAATACTTGATTTCTTTCAAATCATAATACAAATCGTCTAAGATATTCTGTATCATGAAGCTATTTTCTAGCTCTAAAGAGCGACCAGTTCGCAATCCAACTGTTAACGTCTCTTTGTCTTTCTTGCAAGTGATACCTGCAATCTGGTACATAAGTTCGCTTTTAGTCAGGCCGTGCAAAAAATAATTATCAGCAGTAATTGTGATATTTGATTCAGTCAACCCACGAATTTCCAATTTGCCTTTTCTGTTAAAAAAAGCAGAAAAGCCAAGCAATTGAATCGCTTGACTTAGTACTTCTCTAAAAGTAATGTCCTTTTTATCCGCTTTTGATTGGATATGATGCTGAATCGCTCGGAAACCTAAATCATCTGTTTCTAACTCTACTCCTGTCTTTACACAAATTTCGCGAATGACATCTCTAATCTGTGCCGGGTAAGTCAGGTCAGAAATATAAGGTTGATTGAGCTTGAACATCCCATCCATCAGATCTAATTCTGTGGTATTCCTGTTGCGGTCGATGTTAATATCGTTGACAAAATACTCACCCATTGCAACCCACTCGAAGGAATCGCCAACTTTTAGTCCTATCTCTGGATAAACTTTATCCAATTTGTTAAAGCTAGTGATGATAGATGTAAAGGTCAATTTAGCCGAACCAGCAACTGTTCCGCCAGGTTTTAAAGTATCGCCGCTGATATATCCATAATTGAAACTAGCTTCTTTGATGTCGCTAGAAGTATAGGCACCTGCACGAATAGCAAACACCCTATCTTTAGCTAACATAGCTTGGTTAAATGTTACCGTGTGAACCACCTTACCTCTCTATTAAACTAAATTTTAAACCGCTCCATGGTTTGAGTTTTTCATCAAATGAATATGCTGGTGCTGTTCTGTCACCAACATAGAATGTTTTAGAGGTCTGCCCTAAGATAGGGTCCGGATAGGATACTTCAAAGAAAACAGGCTGAACAGCATTCTGTATCTGAGCCATCTCAGCCTGTGTCAACATCCCCCAATCACATTCCAATTTGCGCTTGGTTGTAATCCTATCCCTGACCATGTCTCCGTTAGCATTTCGACCTGTCTCGCCATCTACATCATTGATAGCGACTTGAAAAGATTTAGGAGGTACTACTGTAACTCCATTGATAATCAATCGACTCATGTTTCCCTCCTAAATGTTTAATAACAGTTCGCCAGCTTGCGCCTGTGCTTTGTTAATCTCATCAATCGCAAAGCGTCCGAATTCTCGGCTGCCGATATTGATGACGATGTCACCACTTGGCAATCCAGACGATTGCGGTAGACCTCCGCCCAAAGCATTAACAACTGCACCGCCGACAACTCGTCCCATTGTTTGCAGGAAGCCTGTATTTTCCAACGGCATAACTACCTCTTTACCAGCCTCCCCAATCATGGCAACGGTAGGGCTGTCCACAATACCACCACGGGCAAGACGAGGAAGGTTGACGTAGCCAATGCTACCTAGGCTAACGCCTGGAATGTTATTGATTAAACCAATAACACCGTTAATCATACCGATAAAGCCATTTACAGCGTTCTCAATAGTGGCAAACACACCATTCATCGCATAACGAAATGCACCAGAAACAGCAGTTGCTACAGCGCCACCAATGTTGCTAAACCAACTGACGATGTTATCATAAATGCCACGGAAAAATCCTACAACATTGCTGAAAGCATTTGTAATACCATTCCATGCCTCAGAAAACTTCTGTCCAAACCATCTACCTACGTTGGAAAATATATTCTCAACATCTTTCCAGCGGTCACCAAACCATTTACCTAAACCTTGGAAGATGCGGACAATAGCATCCCATCCAGCCTGTAATATTGCAACAATGGTATTCCAGACACCTTTTAAGAATGATAGAATGACGTTCCAAACGAACATGAAAATAGACGACAGTAAATCCCACATTCCTTTTGCTACTTGAACAATGCCGTCCCAAGCCTTTTCCCAGTCGCCTGTAAATACACCGACCAGAAACTCGATGATACCGCCTAGGATTTTTAAAACAGCTCCTAAAACATCGAAAACAACATTCCACGCTTGCACGAACCATTCTGCAAGTGTTTGGAATATTGGAACAAGTACTGGTAGTATGTTCGCTGCAATCCAATCAAAGAGTGGCAAAAACCCCTCTTCCCATACAACTTTCAATAAATCTACTACTTGACCGAATGCGTATAGGAAATTATCAACAAAAGGCTGAATATGGTTATCAAACATATCAGAGAACAATTGTCCGATGCTATCTAATACTGGTTGAACATCATTGTTCCAACTGTCTATCAGAGTGCCAAAGATAGAACTGAAGCCCTCAATGAACGAATCAAAGAACGGCTTTAAGTGTTCATCATAGGTTGCATTTAAGCTGATAAAGGTATTCTTGAACAAGTCCTTGATAGACGCGAAGATAGGTTCTACAGCTGATAATAAGCCGATAAATGCCGTTGTAATACCTGCTTGATTATCTACGGCTAGACGCTCCCAAAACGCCCAAAAATCTCGTTCAATCTTTCCGGTTATATCATCTATCCCCATCCGGATATAGATTAGTGAGGAGATAATGGCAGAACCGATATCGGTCGCTGCTACGCTTGTGATTGTATCGTAAAAAATTTGACCAATAGCCTGAGCTAAATTTCCGATACTAGTGATAGTGTCGCCTTTTATCTCAAATTGTCTAATTAGCCAATTCTTTATATCGAGCTTAGTTTCTTTTAAGGATTTATCTAGACTTTCGGCAATAAAGACTGCAATGCCCATCACGACATTTGCGACAGCTCCCGTTCCTTCTCCCAGAGCGTAGGATAATTTCTCGCCAAACCTTGCTGCTGCTTGCAAGACAGTTCCGTCTGCAAAGATGTCTTTTAGAGATTCCCAGATACCAACCAAAGCGTTTTTAAAACGGTCCAAGCTGTCAGCTCTAAACGACATATTAAAGCCGTCTTTAAACAGGTCTTTTAATTTTGAGAGGTAATCAAAAAGAGGTTTTAAGACTTTGTCCCACCCATCGAAAATACTTTTGAATTGGGTGTCCATGTCTTCAAGAGCGATTTCTGGCAAGATGTCAGCGGGACCTCCCCCGCCTTTACCGCCTTTTCCACCTTTCCCGCCACCGCCTGAACCCGCTCCACCTGCTCCGTCATCTTTATTTAGATTGAGGGTCGTGATTTCATCAAAACCAGCTAATCCCATCAGCTCTTTTGCTGCCTTCTTAGCCGATTTGGCAGTATCATCTAGATTGCCTGCGGTGCCTCCAGAAGCATCATCGACACCGTCCATGGCATCGCCTAGACCACCTACTGCATCATTTGCATTTTGTGCACCCTGAGCAAGGTTTCCAACTGCGCTATTCTTCACATTGGCTTTTTTGTTAAACATCAAGCCGATAAACTCAGCGAGTTTAGCAGTGACATTTTTCAAGACCATAGCAAACGAATTGAGTACAGGCATCATAGCGTTGATAATCGGCAACATGGCATTACCGATATTTAGAGCTGCATCGCTTAACAGCGACTTGAACATGCTAATACGACCGTTTACAGACTGTTGTAAGGTATTTCCGTACTTGGCTGTTGCTTGCTCCAAAATTGCCATCAAGCGGATTTGTTGCTGGGTGTTGTAGTCTAATTGTTGCCAAGATTGCCCATTCGCAAAACGTTTGAATGCGTTGGTTGATTCAATCATAGCAACATTGACATTTATTCCGAGGTCTTCGATAGCTTCGGTATTCCCCAACAAGCCCGAACGAATACGCTCCATAACATCGGTCATGGTCCGTCCGCTACCTTGCGCAATCACAGCGGATGTCTGTAACATCTTACCTGTATAAGCGCTCAATTTGTTAGAATCCTTGATAAAGTTGGAAAACAGGTTGGAATAGACCGCTCCATACTTAGTAGCCTCACCGACGCTCATATTCATAGCGTTGGCATTGTTATCAATCCATTTTAAAAATGCTTGGGAACTTTCGCCCATCTGTCGTTTGATTTGATTGACCGAAGCGCTGACTTCAAGAGCCATCTGGGTAGAATACATACCAAGGTCTAACATTTTCTTGCCTAGATAAGCTAACGCGGTAATCTTAGCAAGTTTGCCCAAAGCAGTCGCCATGCCACCAGCTTGTTGACCTACACGCTCTCTAAGGCCTTTTGTCTTGTTTTCAATTTTGTTTTGAGTCTGCTTCATCTGAGATTCCAATTGCTTCATCTTTTTTTGAAATGGAGCAATTTCGCCTTCAACAATAACTCTCAACTCTTCTAACGTAACAGCCATCGTTCCCTCCTTTCCTTCTTATTCGGAAGTTGTGAACCTTCCTCTCATTCTCTCTGCGTAAGCTCTCATCTGCTCCTGATGGATTTTCAAATCTCGCTCAATACGAGCTTGTTCAATCTGTGCCCTATCCTCTTCGAACAAAGTAGGGTAGAAGTCCCAAATGTCCGGTGCTTCACCTTTTTCCTGGAACATCATGGAAACAAAACGAGCTATCATCTGTGATTGAATAAAGTGATGAGAAGCTATTTCCTTCTGCTTTTGGAATTGTTGCCTGTTGTAACTTTCAACTAGCTCTTTTAATTCCAAAAGAGTGTATTCCCAAAAAGAAAACGGGTCTATCCCTGCATCTAATGCTGTTGGATAAAACCCGCTAATCAATTCTGCGACCGAACAAGGACCAGAACCTACTCGACTGCTGTCAACGTCGGTTCTTCCTTCTCCTTGTTCCGAGGAATAAAACCCGATACTTCGAACAATGGTACGATGATATCAGTCATCAATTCAGTTTGTCCATAACCTTCATCGATGTAAGCATCGAACAAGTCATAGACATCATCCAATTTAATACCGTGATGGAACTTCTGCAAAGCACCTTGAACAACCAACAACATGACCTTCAAAGGTGGTAGATTGAACTGTTCGCCTGGTTTGGGCATGAAAATCTTGAGCAAATTAACGCCCAATTTTTCCTCAACCTCACAGGCTTGGCGAGTGCTGAGACGCAATTTATAGTCTGTTCCCTTGACGTTCCAAATGATATATGGTTTACGTGTTGACATCTATTCCTCCTTAAAGTACGGTTGGGTCCGTGAATTCCAAATCTGACTGTAAAGCCAGTTTTAATGTAAATTCGATAGCAGAGTTAACACCGCCACCGCCCAGCTTGACAGCAATCTGAGCTGAGAAGCGGACAGTAGTACCATCTGGATACTCTTGCTCAAAGTGACGGATAGCTTTTGAATCAGACAACTTACGCAAAGTACGATAACTAGAAGTTGTTTTGGAATTCTCGTACTTGAATTTATATTCCAATTCGCCAGCGTCACCAATACCAAATTCATACTGCTTAATGGTATCCGCAAGGGTCGTATTCTCAACTTTCTCAGGGTCAATACCAAGTTCTGGAACTTCTTTCAAGCCCTCGATAACTGCATAGCCAGACCCCTTGGTCTCGCTCATTTTCAATTTAATTCCGTTTGCTAACATGTTTTATCCTTCCATTCTGTATTGGTAAACGATTCGAGAGTTTAGATCTAAAATCCCCTCAAATCGCATGACTTTGTGTCGTAAGTGCGTTGGGTCGGGTGTATCCACGCTGGATGTACGTTTTAGCCCGAGAGATGCAAAAATCTCATCAATCGCTACGGCTAATTCCGAGGTACTATCATTGTGGAAAATATCGACCTTGTAGCGCAAATAGGACATCTGTTCTGTATCATCTGTAATCTCGTAAGGCTTGTTTTCCTCTTCCAAGTAGATGATAACCGGGAAATTCTCCCAATCTTGCGGATAAGTATCTGTCACATTACCCGCAACTTCTTTTAATTTCTTGTAAATAATAGGCTTAATATTTATCATTTGCTGACCTCTTCAATCAATTTTCGCTTAACATATCTGTTGATGTTCTTAGTGACCCGTTCCTCATTATCCTTAAGTGCTGGATAAAGATACGGTTGGGCAATTTGACCAAACATCTTGTAAAACTCGCCAATCTTGGGGAAACGATAAGGACCGGCATCAATCTGAGACTCGTGGACATACCAAGGTGTGCTTCGATAGGACACGCTGACTTCTGGCGAAATGCCTGCATGGTTTGTTGCGCCTTTTGGACCTGTTCCAAATTCGACAAATCCACCATGGTCCGACGTACTTACGACTTCAGCTCTTGGATTCCCAGGCTTGGACATGCGGACCTTGATACCCGCTCTCAAATCACCATCGTTGACAGGAGCTCGCAACTTTGCATCAGCTTGTACAACATTCTTAGCAGCGTTGTGTACAGCTTTTGCCATGATTTCGGTTTGCTGCTGTCCTGATAATCGTCTAAATTTTGCAATTAGCTTGTCAGCACCTATCAATCGCGACATTGTTCCAACTCCAAGACTTGATGGTTTGTATATCGTTTTATAGATATGACTTTATGGGTTACTTTATCGCTATTGATACAAAAGCCATCGTCTTCATCTATAAGAGTCTCACGATCTACCAAGCAATTCAAAATATATGCCAACCTCTGACCGTATATCTCAGCTTGTAAACGACCACTAGCAGGCCATATCTCGGCCCGTATCTCAGTAGAAACATCGCTGTAAGTAGCTTTCTTGATACCCTCATCACTCGTCACTATGACAGCTTTACGAATCAGATACGGCTTCAGTCGGTTTCGCTTCAAACGCACGACCTGCCACCCTTGCGAGTCTATGACTCCGAATACCATTCAAAATAGTATCTGACAGCCCGTCTTTATAAGACACAGACACGCCCCCTTCACTCCGTGATGTTTCGCCCTCGCTTCCTTGGCGATTGAACAACTCGAGTGCCACTTCCAGTTGCAAACCTTCCAGCGCTGGCGTAAGCTGACTTCGATTTGTCTCAGTCAAAATGATATTTTTTGCCCTCAAAAGCAAAGACGAGAGGATTTTATCATCACTCTCGCCTGTTAAAGTTTTTAAATCTTCTAGCATATCCGCCCCCTATTTTGCAGGAGCTTCTGCTCCTTTGGTCTTGATTTCTTCAATGTAATCAGCCAAATTCACGTCTTGCAATTTAGCGTTTTTCTTCATCTGCTCATGACGTTCCTTGGTCAATTCGATGATATCGTTAACACGATGAACAAAACCAAGTTCGTCATCAGTAAACTCTTTTAAAACTTTAAAGCGCATTTAGAACCTCCATCAATTCATCTTTGGTCATTGTGGAATAACCTTCAACGTGTTTCTCTTTAGCCAAGGCTTTCAGCTCCTTGGTTGTCAAGTCGGCTAAATTTGTGTTTTGTTTATCCTCCGAATGACGGCGCAATAACATCCCCATTACGAATTTCCTCCAAATTTCACGACTTTAGTGTCATCGTACAAGTAAACACCGTAGTATTCATCTCCTGAATAAACTGTTGTTTTTTTCAAGATGTCGCGGTCACTTTCGATTTGCACGTTTCGCTTGAGGTTGATTACAAAAGCTCCATATTTTGCATCATCGTCCATATCCGTTTGGAGAGGAGATACTTTAACAAGGAAGCCTTTCCCTTCTTCAACCTTATTAGTGCGAACAATTTGCACCCCTGAAACTTCGCCGAAAGTACCCGAAACAACGACATCTGCCCCAATCTCAGAACCTTTTAACCATGTCTTGCCTGCATCTGCACGCAACTTGATTGCATCTTTAGGGTTGACAAGAGCGACATAGCGACAATCCTCTTCGTCTGAAAAAATTGTCAATGCTTTATCGATAGCGTCTACTGTTGTAGGTGCTTCTGCAATGTATTGTGTTGCTGTTTTGGCGACTGCGACTAGGTCATTGTCTACCTTGTTTGCGATTGCAAGAGTGATCTGGTTTGCACCTTCGCTGTACACATCGCCATGACCTACCAAAGCAGCTTTATCGGTAATCTCAATAGCTTTACCAGCTTGTTTGATGGTCATTGTGGTTTTATCCGTTCCAAGTTGGTCGATTGGAATCGCCTGACCCTCTGTGATTTCGGTAGCATCGCCAGAATACGTCCATTTAGGTACTGTCAAAGTATCCCCTGGAACACCGACCAAGGCTGTTTCTACATATGCAAGTGGTGTAAATTTAATAAGTTTTGGCAGCTTGTAAGATACCATATCTGCCATAACTTCGGGGTTAATCATCTGTGTGGTTGTCGTCATTCCTGTTGCCATATTTTATTATCCTCGTAACTTTCTATATAATTCTGGGTCACGTTCAAAAAGTTCATTTCGACTTCGAACACCCATGCGATTGAATTGTTCTTTGGTGATTTCGCCAGATTCCACTGGCGCTTTCTTCATCGGTGCACTTCCTTTGGTCTTGTCAGCAACACCTTTCAATACTGCTGCTTCCCAAGTCTTTTGGATGGCATCGATGGAATCACGTACACTGTCAGCGTCTGCGAGATTGACCACGTCTACTAACTCGATTGGTAAGCCACGTTCGCTTAAAATCGTCTTAGCTTCAGCGGTTAGCTCTCGGCGTGTGATTTCTGCTTCACGGTCAGCCAGGTCCTGCTCACGCTTGTCAAGCTGGTACTTCTGCTTGTCTTCGGCGTTCATCTTGGCTAATTTTTTAGCTTCTGATTCAGCTTTTTCCTGCTCTGCTTTCCATTTAGCAAATTTCTTGTCAATGATAGCATCAACATCGGCATCGGTGTACTTCTTTTCGTCTTTCGGGTCTGTTGTGACTTGTTCAGGTTCAGCTGCTACCTGTTTGTCATCTTCGACCGCTTCGACTGTTTGTGTTTCTTCGTTCATTGCGAACCTCCTATTTTTAAAGTCGTCCCCGACTGTTTTTCCATAGCTTTTACCGTCTTCAATGCTTGGACCAAAAAGAAAACTGGTCAATTTCGACCAGTTTAAAGTAATTTAGAGTAGTTTCAAGCAGTCTTTCCTGCTGTCAAGATGAGTGACCACCTCCTCACATAGAATCCAAAACACTGCGAAAACCAACAATATTTTGGGGTCCAATCGCCTCATAAGTATCATTGAAAATATCTTCCTTACATGGATATATTTCTCCGTGGATACCTTTAATAATATAACAGCCTTCGTCAGCTCGCATTACACCTTCCAAAGTCAAAATGTACAACGTGTTTGTTTCTTCGTCATAGTTAAGTTGACTTCTACCACAAAGACTGTAAACATCTTCAAAATTTCTACCGTTCCACTGAACTGCTTCAATTTCAACAGGTTTCTTACGATAACGCATTTTTTACTCCTTTATTTACGACTAAACCAAGACTTCTTGGACAGCTTGTTAGCTACTTTCTTTTCAAGATAATCAAATCTCGAATTCGTAGCCTGGGCGTTGCGTTCGATAATATTCTCTAGCTCAGCCACACGATTATATAGCCGGTTTTGACCGTTGACGATAATGTCTATCGTTGTAGAAATAGCCAGTAGCCATTGTTCCAAAGCTTGTATTGGACGATATTTCTTTTTAATCCGCTTATTCATGGCGTTCTCCTTTCCAAAAATTATAATCTTTTAGTGACCTTACCACACTTCTTGCAATAATAAAAATCAATCTTATAATGCCCTAAATCTTTGAACCAAAAATCATGAACACATAAGAAAGTCTTGATGAACCATTTTTTTATTTTACTTAGTTGGTACATACTCCCTCCTATTTTCTGCAACAAAAAAGCACTCGACTACTTGAGTGCTTATTTAAATAATTGGTCTGCCTTCTGCATATGCTTTTTTTGCTTCTTCTAACGTCATCTTATTTGGACCGCCGTCAATATTTGTTTCACCAGTGTTTTCCCAATTACATTCGCACACATCAAATAACATGACATTCCGTCCACAAACAGGGCAGCGAATGTACTCTTCTCCATCAATCAGGAAAATCTCGTTTGTAGTTTTCATAATAGTATTTCTCACCTTCATCTGGTTTTAACATTGTGTTCAATCGCGCCTGATTATTTTTGTTTCGCCGACCTATTACGATAATGTTCTCAGCCTTATCATAGCGAACTCTACGTCCACCCTCGGTCTCATAACCCAAAATATTTTCATCGGTAGGACTAGCAATCAGTTCCGATGCAAGTTTTCGATACTCTTCTTTAGTCAAACTTGGAAACTCATGACCGTGTTTCTCAAAATGACCATTAAAAGACTTCTCAGACGGGAATTTCGCTTTTATCCATCTAGCTTGGTCCTGTAACTGTCCATATCCCTCTTTATCATTATACTTCAAATCAATATAGTCTTCAAGCGATTTAGGGGCTTTATCTCCAAGAATTGACTTATATTTCTCGTACTGGTTATTGGCACGTTCAATCTTCCAAATGTCCAAGTTATCCGCCTTGTATTTTGGTTTGACATACTTCTCATACCAATCTTTATACGTCATATTGGCAGGGACTTGAATAGTTTTGCCTGTCACTGGGTCTCTGGCGCTTCTGGTTGCTTTGGCTAACCATTCTGAATCGTCTGATGCTATTGTATCCGACCGACACCAAGGATGCATAGGAGGATAGTTCTTGCCAGTTATCCGTTCACTAACTTTGTAGATTTTACCATCATGCTCTCGACAGATACTTGACGTTCTCAAATCTAATGTTGCGAGAAAACGATAATATTCCACATCTGCTTCTTCATAAGCCTTCGCTTCCATTTCTGCATGGAAATAACTCGTTTCTGTTCGAATCAACCGTCGAGCATTTTGACTCCCTTTTCCGAATTGAGCCTCAATGACTTCTGCGGTCTCGTGAGCTGACCGACCCGTTAACAGACTGACTGCCAATTGCTTTTGTAATTCACTTGCTAAGGCTTGAGTATTACCCCAAATCCTTTCAGAGTAATTCGCTCCCAGCCATGGCGTTTGCTGGATAGCTCTGATTTCCTCTGGGTCAATCCTGTTAAAAGCAAATGCCACACCAGACTGCTGCTGCAAATCAAAAACAGAGTGATAATAAGCATCTGGAATAAACTCATCATAGAAGGCTCTAGAAGCCTCATTTTCGGCTTTATACAATCGGGTGGGTAAATTATCCACCTCACGTTGCAAAGCCTCGTATCGCTCAATTCTGGAAGCGTAGGGAGCCAAATCTAACAAGATAAGCAACTGCCGTATCTCTTCACTGTCCGTTGTATTCTGTAAAGCTAATTTTAACTCCCGAATATCCGATAGATTCTTGACATTATCTAACACTCTTCTTGCTTCATCTTCCGTCAGTCCGTGGTCTCTGCGATAACTCTCAAAAATCTGGTCTATCTTAGAAGTGATATGCCTACTTGCTAGCTTGTGAATTTCATCGAGTTGTTTTGCGGTTTGCTCTGCCTTGTCCATTTCTTGAACCATTCGCTGAGCTTTCCGCTTCTCCCAATACTTCTGATTGTCCATCTGTCACGCTCTCTTCATAAGGCAAATTCTGGCTAAATGCAGGTTCTTCTTGCGCAGCCTCTTTTTCTTTTTCAAGCGCCTCAATCTCTGCATCTGGGTCTTCCACAAACGGCAAGAGCGAAATAAGTTGGCGTAGACTAACCTTGTCTTTGAGATTGCTGATAATTTGGGAAAGTTCCAACAAATTCTTTGGCAAACCACGGCTAAACTGCGGAATAATCGCCTTAGCATTTTCGTAAATCTGAGACCAGTTGTAATAATTCGCAAAAATCTGTATGCGTTTGTGTAAAGATTTGATATAGTATCGCTCTTTGGTCTTGGTAATCATTTCAAGGCCCAAAAGCTTAAATTCCATAGCTACCCCTGATGTATTCCCTGCGAAATTCTCATCTGAGAGATTGGGGACGTGGCTAAAAGTGTAAATATCTTCTTTCAGCGCCTTACGAAGTACTTCGACCGTAGCCTCATCCAAGACATTCTTCAAGAACTCAGCACTTGCGTCTTTAGGGAGTTCTAACAATCCTTCTTCTCGCAGTATCTCCATCGCTTCTTTTGCTTCTTCCGGTGTATCCGCCAGCGCTGCGCCATATAAGACCAAAATAGAATCAATAGCTTGTTCCTTGTCATTCACACGGTTGCCCATCAGTGAGTTATACGCATCTATCAAGCTAATCTGTTGCTCATAATCTCCGACCATATAGCGATTGTTTCGACATTCAATAATAGGCAGGGCTCCGAGATTATGCGGAACACCCTCTTCTGACTCTTTCTTTTGCTCACGTAAAGACATGCTATATTGCAGGTTCTCTGTCAATACCTGAGCTCGATAATACGTCTCTTCCGTCACATCGTCCTTCGTTTGATAATAATAGACCGCAAACAAAGGTTTCTGTTCAATCGAATCATCATAAACAATAAAAGTGTTCTCTGGTTCTAGACTGCGAGTTACCAGCTCATTTTCATCCTCTTTGACATAGATGTACTCATAAGCCCTGCCGTAGATTGCCATGTTCAAAGCGTTGTCTAAGTCTGTCGAATCAACATCTGCACTATCGAAAGTTTTTAGCAAATCCTCGATGTCCATATCGTCGGTCTTAGGATAGCGGATAGCATTGCCCATAAAGTAACCTGTGGCGGTATCCGCAATATCCTTAGCATGATTAGCAACCGTCTTAAAATTTGGCAGATTACTTCTGCGTGTGTGCTTCTCAATAGCATGTTTTCCAAGGTAGTAATCTTTTAACCTTTTTAACTCGTTAGCAGTCTTGTCATGCTTCAAAATCAATTTGTAAATGATATCCTTATCTAAATTCTGCTCGTTATACAACGAGCGACTATAGACCAATACTTCTTCCATTTTTGCTCCTTTCTACAAGCCGTAAAGCGATTTGCGTTTGACTTTGGCTTTAGTTCTAATTTTGTCATTAATTGCTTCGACTACGCCTGTCAGTGCATCTGCAGCATCATCATGAGCATTCTTACCTTCTCTTTGATAGCTCATAAGATTTTGATATAATTCTGACCAACGATGTCTCCAATTTTCAGGGAAATAGATATGCTCTATTGCCCAGGTCGTATTTGTCAAAATTCTTGCTTGTTTATTTTGAGACTGATGAAACCAATTAAAAACTGTATATCGGTTTTGGTAGCTATCTTGCGTCAAACGTTCAACGTTTCTGGCGAATCCGCGACCGCCATTATTACTTTCGATGTCACATGTATTGACTTGCCACTCTGCTAGTTTTTGAGCTAGCAAAGGCTCTGTTACTTCCATCGGTTCCTTTGTGAAAACAACGTCCAAGATATACGCTTCATTGTCCATAGTGACGCCGTAGATATAACTAGCTAGATAGTCCTTGCCTGTATCTGCCGTATCAGTGTAAGCACTAATACGCTTAAATGTCGGCTTGTCAACATAGGTTTTAAATCCACTGTACAACCTGCCCTTGATGTCAATAGGTTCTTGCTGGTAGTTCGCAGACGCAATATCAGCTCCCATAGTCTTAGTCTTTTGAAGATAAGCTTGTTTACTCAATACTTCATCACAAAGCATCGTATCCGTCGCTTCGTCGTAAGCTTTCATGCTAATGTGCTTGACTTTGTAATCAGACTTAGGAAGTTCAACCAGCGCCTTACCTGCCAAATCTTGCGAATGCCAACGTGTCATGATAATAATGATTTTTCCGCCCTCTTCAAGACGCGAAAGCATCGTGTTCGTGAACCACTCCCAATGTTTTTCTAAAACGGTTGCGTTGTTAGCTTCTTCCGCATTCTTGATAAGATCGTCAACGATAATAATATCAGCACCAAAACCAGTCGCTGTACCTGTTGGACTTGTAGCCAAGTAGTTATTATAGCCGCCTTCCAAACTCCACAAATTCATAGCTGCATCGCCATATTTTATATGCGTATCTGGAAAAATGTCGTTAAACACAACAACGTCTTCATCTGCCTTCGTTTCCTGAATAGCATTTCTGACATTTTTCGAAAATACAGTTGATAACGTTTCGTTGTACGAACCAGTCATTATCTTTTTATCGTTGTCATTTCCAAGCAACCACTGAACGAACATGCCTGCCGTCCTTGATTTTCCGTGTCTGGGTGGTTCATTGATAACCAACACATTATGCTCGTTGTCACTTAAAAAGCCTTGTAAGTCATTACAAAGCTCGACTAAGTATCTACGAGATGGTTTGTAGAAGTCGCTTGCCATCAAATGACAATAGTAAAAGAAATCGCGACGAGCTAACTCAAAACGTGCTTGTTGCCTGATTGCCGCTCTATCCATCATCAATCAACTTCCTTAACTCATCCGTTGTCAAGTCGGCAAATGGGTTGGTTTGGTTGATATTGACTTCACCATCGTGTGTCACTGCTTGTTTTGTTTTAAAATCGTTGTCACGACGTTCTAAGTACCATTTTGACAAGTCTATATCCCCATCTTCAATCGCTTTCGATATATTAAGTTTTGCCCGTGTTTTCACACGTTGCTTAAGCAACTCTTTTCGCTCCGAAAATTCAGGATTTTCCTTACAGTAATCATAAAGAGTTGTGGTTCCTATATCAGCTAGAAGACAAGCTTCTTCATCGCTCAATCCTCTCGCAAACAACTCTTCTAATTTCCGTAGTGTTCCTTGCGTCATCTTGGTTGGTCTACCACGCTTTGTTTTCGCCAATATCATCACCTCCAATCAAAATTAAAAAAGCCACACTTCGTTGTGTGACTAATGCATATTAGGTCTTGGTCCGATATGCGATTGACCAGACCTCCGA